CGCAAGCGACCGCCGAAAACAGCCGGCCAATCATTACCGGCGCAATGGACTTGATTAAATGCCTGATAATTTCAGGCAGCCAGCGATTTATCCAGAGAGCCTGATGACTGGATTCAACTACACCGCCCTACGCGACAACACAGCGCAGCCGCTGATCGATCGCTTTGGTAAGGATGGCACCATAACCGCTACAACGTCAGACGGCCCCGCATGGAACCCCGGCGGCGGCACTGTAGTGACCACCGAGACAGCAGTGCGCTTGGTTCAAACTGAGTTCAAGGCTGAAGACCGAGCCGGAACGCTTGTGCAGGATGATGATCTACTGTTTATCGTTAGCACGCAGGGCAATCCAGATATCGGGCTGGCAAATACGCTTACCGTTGATGGCCAGGTTTACCAGATTGTCCGAGTGATGCCATTAGCACCGGGGCCCGTTACAATGTTGATTCGATTACACGTCCGAGCCTAATGAAAGACAACGTGACTGACATTAGCGCCGGAAATAAGCCAGACGCAGAACTAGCCCGCCTAATCGACGCAGTGGAAGACATGCGCGAGCAGCTAGAAGCGCGGGACAGCCGCCCAGAGGACATTAACCAGATGCTAGGCACCTGTCTAGCCGTCTACCTACTACAGAGGCTCTAAATGTCCGCTACAAGACGCCAGCTAATCCAGCTACTCGACAAACTTGAGGGGCCGATTCGTGCTGCGTTCTTGGCTGATGTTCTGAATATCCGATCACGCGCACAGATTGCAGCGTTGGAAGCGGCGATTGCAGCAAACGATATTGATGCCGTTATGCGTGCAGTCGGATTGCGTCCAGGCTCAATGCAGGATGTTCGCGAGGCCATGCGGAATGCGTACATTGAAGCCGGTGTATTTATCATGGCTGCCGATGTGCCTAGACGGTTCGGCATGACGTTTGATTTGAATAACCCACGAGCAGAGCAGTGGATTCGTGAGCACTCCAGCGCGTTCATAACCCGCATCAACGAAGAACAGCGCGAGAGTATCCGGGCGGTGCTAAATGAGGCACTGATCGCCGGACGCAACCCGCGCAGCACGGCGCTAGACATAGTGGGCCGCATATCAGCCCAAACAGGGCGCAGGCAGGGCGGCATTATTGGATTGAACGGGCCGCAGGCAGAGGCAGCACGCCGCGCACGCCAGCAGCTTGAGAATCTAGACGCTGCCTACTTTCAGCGCAAATTGCGTGACCGGCGCTTTGATAGCATGGTCAGAAAAGCCATTGAATCAGGTACGGCATTAACGCAGGCCAATATTAACCGGCTGGTCGGTCGCTATGAAGATCGGCTGCTGAAGCTAAGAGGCGACACCATAGGCCGCACAGAGTCTCTAAGCGCGTTAAACGAAGCGTCCGACGAATCACTGCGGCAAGTGGTAGACGAAGGACTAGCGCCGCGAGAGGCCGTTGAACGGATATGGCGGCACAGCTCCAGCAAGAACGAGCGGCCCGGTCATTTAGCGATGAACGGTGAAAGCAGGGGCATTGATGAGCCTTTCGTCAATCCTGTTACCGGCGCTGTCTTGATGCACCCCGGTGATGGGCCAGCCAGCGAAAGGGTTAGCTGTAGATGTTTGGTTGAGCACAAAATCGACTTCATTGCAGTAGAACAAGCCGCATGACCAGTTTTCAGCAGCAGGTGGCAAACTACACCAAGAAATACGAGAAACGTCTTCGGGCTACAGCGCGCGAGGCCGTACAGGAAACGGTAGCCATTGCTCAGACCCCTAGAGGTGCAGGCGGTCGGATGCGAGTTGACACGAGCTTTCTACGCGCTTCGATTGTGGCTGGACTTGGCCGGATGCCGAGCGGGCCGACTCAGGCCATTGAAGATGCAGCCTACAATTACACCGGCACGGCGGTTGCAGCCGCTTTGCTGCGGTGGGATCCAAATACAGGCCAGACGTTCTTTGCTGGATGGTCGGCAAACTACGCTCGCCCACGAGAATTCCGTGATGGATTCCTGCGCGGGGCTACCGAGCAATGGCCGAATACTGTGGACAGCGTTGCAAAGCGGGTTAGGCGCAGCATTTGATGATATGATTATGTGGCTAGGGTAATTCCCGAAAAGCCGGACATCCTAACCGGCCTGCCACACTTTTACAATTAGGACATTGAAATAGGAATCAATAACATGAACAATAAGATCACAACACCGCAAGAACACCGCGCCCTTTTGCTTGCTGCTATGGAAGCACTGCTTGAAGGCAGATTAAACGTACAGATGGCCAATGCGCTTGCTTCTATCTCAGCCGAAGTGCATAAAAACTTACGTCAAGAGTGGGATATGCGTGTTTATGCGGCTGAAAACCTCACCCTAGAACATGGTCAGGTTATAAAGATGATTGAGAACTGAGGTGCTGCTCGCGACAGCGCGGCACCTTTCAAGGGAAATCCAGACAATAGAAGATGCTCTGGGTTTTTTTGGCGAAATACAAGCAAGGACGCGGCCGCCTCTCGGGTGTCCTTTGTTGTTTTGTTACTTGCGACATATAAAGGGCCTTAGTTATAATTCATACGGGAATTTTGGCTATGCGGATTATTGCAGGCATGTTGCCGAAAGATTTATAAAGTCTCGGAAACTATCGGAAGGCGTCTTTGATTTGAAGCGCGGCGCAGATGATAACTTACCAACTGGCGAGTCTGACTGCTGGCCGGGTGTTATTTTTGGCACTGTAGAATCAGTTGTAGAACGACTTTACGCATACAAGCATGAGTTTACATCTAAGCCAACTATCAGAGCGCTCCGCCGTTGTTTTATTGAGTTTGATAAAGACGCTGAAATTAACGATAAGGCGTGCGTCTATGCTTATGGAAGATTGCACATAACATCGTGCGAACGATCATACACGTCAATTAGAGCATTGGCAGACAACGATCCTGATTTGATAAACAGGTTTGAAATGAGAAACCGATTCACTAACTGAAGATAGAAAAACTTTACTAAGCCCTCTTAATCGAGGGCTTTTTTTATGGGCGCAATAAATGTCAACCGATATTCTGACAGCATTCCTGACCAGACTACAGGCGTTCAACTGGACTCCAGCACTGCCCGTCATGTGGCCGGGTGTAAAAGGCGATCCGCCGAATACCGGCCAATGGCTTGAAGCGTCACTATTTCCAGGCGAGCCCACTAACCTAGCTTGGAACGCAGACAGTGCGAGCGAGGTAATCGGATTTGCTCAAATCATGGTCGGCTACCGGCCTGGCACTGGCGAGGTATTGCCGTCACAGATAGCGGATGCAATCATTGCCCATTTCCCAAAATCGCTTGAATTAGGCGGCGTTCGGATTAGCAAAGCACCATATCGCAGCCCGTCATTCGTGGAGGATGGAAACAAGCTATTTATACCAGTGACTATTCCTTATCGAGGGATTGTATAAACCCTTATTTTAAAGAGCTATAGCGCCCGCATTTTGCGGGTTTTTTTGTTAACACAGATGGAGTTTTATATTATGTCTAATACCAATATTGGTGGTACTTTTTCAATCTCAGTCGATTCTGATGACGCTACCATTCCAGTAGTTGCAAACACGACCCTTGATGCAACCGCATTCGGTGCGCTTACGTGGGAAGCGGTTCCAAACATGGGCACGCACGGCGACACCGGCGTTGATCAGAATATGGTCTCGTTCCCGACGTGGGATAACTTGCTTACCGTGCAGCAGAAGGGCGCGGCTATCGGCAAGACCTACGAGGTCATTTTCTTGGATGCAGCCAGCGACGGCATGACCGCGCTTCAGGCATCTTCTGCGATTGACAATAACAACAACTTTGCATTCAAGCTCGAATGGCCTGATGGTCGCATCGAGTACGGTCGTGGAGTCGTTTCAGCACCGGGCTACGGAAAGGGCAGCAACGAAGACTTTGCAACCGTTGCATTTAACATCGCAGCCAACCAGCCTATCGTGAAATCAACCGCTTAATCGGCTGATTGCGAACCAACAACAGCCCGCCACGCGCGGGCTTTTCTTTTCAAATTGGAAGATAACTAATGACAATCAATCTATCAGGCTTAGAACTGACCCGGCCAGAACGCACGATCAACATTCTTGACAAGGCAAACGAAAAAACCGGCCTGAGCCTTTTAATCCGGCCTGACACGGATGACGAATTTATCAAGGTTCAGCGCCGTGCTACTGACCGTTATTCATCCGGCAAAAAAATCAGCGTGCGCGAGCGTCGCGAGATTGGCGAGAGCCTTTTAATGGCGCGTGTAGCTGGGTGGGATTGGACGGGCCGCGCTTTGGAAGTGGTCGAAAAAGCACCGCCATTCAATGCCAAGAACCTCAAATCCGTCATGTACGAAAATGGCGAGCAGTCCGCGGCAATTCGTAAGCAGATCGCGGAGGCCATTGGCGATGACGAGGATTTTACGCAGAACGACTAGCTGCTTGCTGTGGCTATGTCGCGCATCAGATTAAGTTTGAAACGGTACGAAAAGACGGGCACACGCTGGCCGAGATTTATGAATCATTTGGCCAGCTAGTACCGGAGCCTGACGATCTACTGGAAGGCACTCAATACCTGATCGAATGGTTCTACCAGCTAAACAGTCGTCGCCAGCCTGGATTTACTGGGCTGGCACCGATTGACTATAAAGAGATAGCTGCCTGGGCAACGCTCAAGCGCGTGATTATCTATCCAGACGAAGTCGACGTACTGACCGCAATCGACAGCTCTTTTCTAAGTGCAATGCACGAACTTCGTGAAAACGACAAGGATTCCAAGCGATGAATATCAAAAGGATTGATCAGAAATGGTAGATATTGCGAAACTTGGGCTGTCAGTCGATTCTAGCGGATTCGTCAAAGCTGATCGCGACATGAAAGGCTTTAATCAGACGGCTGGACGCTCTGAAAAAGCCGCTGACCGCATGAACAAGTCGGCTAGGGCGCTTGGGCAAGGTCTTGGCCTGCTTGCGGCTGCATCGGCTGCTGTGGCGGCCGCTGGCGTTAAGATGGCAATTGATGCAGAGGAAACGGCCAACAAATTCCGAGTTGTTTTCAGAGGCTCGATTGTAGAGACTGACAAGGCATTGCGCGAACTTACCAAGACCATCCCTTCAACACAAAGCGAGCTGCGAGGATTTGCGGCTGGCGTTCAGGATTTGCTAGTTCCTTTGGGATTGGCCAGAACCGAAGCCGCCGGCCTATCTGTTGACGCTGTGCGTCTGGCAGGTGATCTAGCCAGCTTTAATAATGTCGGTGTGGATGAGGTTCTAAATGGTATCAAATCCGCTCTGGCTGGCTCTAGCGAGCCTTTGCGCCGGTTTGGTATTGACGTTCGAGAGGGGCGGCTTCAAACGCTTGCATTATCCGAAGGTCTTATCGGGTTAGATCAAGAATTAAACGGAGCCGCACGCGCTCAAGCAGTCTTTGCCGCTATTTCTGCTGATTCATCGGATGCTGCTGGCGATGCAGCGGAAACCGTTGACAGCCTTGCTAATGCGGTCAGGTTCTTGCAGCGCGACGTCAAACAGGTAACCGAAGAACTCGGAACGGCATTGCTGCCCGCAATCCGTGACGTTTTGACGGTCTTAACAGACACCGAAGACGGCATGAGCATGGCCGAGTCGGCCGCCCGCAAGCTGTTCAGCGTAATCATTATCCTAGCGCAAGGGTTCAACGCTTTGGCGCTAGTGTTTACCGTGATTGGAAAAGAAATCGGCGAAATAGCCGCAAAACTCAACCTAATGAGCGAGGCGCTAAAGATCGACTTTGAACTGTCCGATCTGGTCAAGCCGCTTTCTGCATATCGCAAGATTTTAGGCACGCTGGACGTAATGCCAGAACGACTCGATGACGTTGCGCGAGGATTTGTAGCAATCAACGAAGCTGCTGACGAGGATATCAGCCAGTCATATCAGAACTTCGGTGATTTGCTAGATGCGCTCTCGCAGAGTTTCAGCGATCTAAATAGCGGCGTTACTAGAGACCTTGAAGAAGTTGCTGGCGGGCTTGATGATGTTGTCGAGGCTATCGGCCCGACCGAAGCTGAACTGGCAGCGTTAGCAAAAGCCGCTCAAGAGGCCGCTGACGCATTATCAGCATTCCGTGACAGCAATGCAGACCTTGCCGCTGAATTGGCCGGGCCGTCTGCTGTAGCCGCTAAGAAATTCAATGAACAGGCAGCGTTAGCTAAAGGCTTTTTAGATGATGGCGCTATCAGTGCAAAAGAATATGCAGAATCAATCCGGTTGTATAGAACTGAGCTTGTTAGATCATTAACGCCTATTGAAGATGTAAACCAAGAATATGAGCTGACTCAGGAAATATTTGCCGACACAATAAACAGCCTGCAAGATGAAATCAACATGCGCGGACTATCTGGCGACGCTCTAATTGCCTACCAGCGCGAACTGTTCATCATAAATCAGCTTTCTCGCCAGGGTTCAGAGCTGACCGCAGAGCAAGCCGAGCAGATACGCGCCCTTGCAGGTGACGCATTCGACGCTGCTGGCGAACTTAAAGGCTTGGCCGGGGCATTGCAGGACTTTTTTGATACTGTCCTGTCAGAAGATTTAAGCCGTGCTTTGTCAGAATCAATTCAGCAAGGCATTCAGAAAGGCATTAGCAACATTAACGCGCAAGACGTTTTGTCCGGCGATTTTGACAAAATAGGTAAACAGTTAGGTCAAACATTAATGACCGAGGCAGGAAGAGGCATAGGGCTGGCTCTTTCTGGCGGTAACCCGCTTGTTGGTGAAATCGGCGCATTGCTTGGCGACATAATTGGCCAAGAACTGTTTAGCGGCGGCGTGGCTAAGTTCCAAATCAGAGGCAGTGACGCAACCCGCGCAACCGATGTCGGCACAGATACTACGCTAAACACCGCGCTTGGTGAGCTTAACTTTGCATTCCGTGATATTGAAGCGGCGGCACAGAAGCAGATCGAGCGGGCGTTTATCAACTTTGATACCACCATTGCATCATTCATACGCGACGAAGATCAGCTTGCACAGATTGATGCTGCCTTGCGCGAGTTCGGCGTTTCCAGCCGGTCAGATGGTGAAGATATCGAGGGGCTGTTGCAGCTTCGGTTTGATGCCATTGTTTCAACCTTCGACGACTTTACACAATCACTTGTGCAGGCCGGTGGCACGCTTGAAGAACAAGTACAACGCTTAAACGACATAATCCAGATCACAACGCAGGTTGGACTGCGGCGCGGGCTTGGATTAACTGCATCGGACAATCAAGGCCAGATTATTGGCCCTATTGGTGCCGGTAATCCTGGCCTGCCTGGGCCTGGTCTGCCTGATCCTGGCTTTTCCGAGCAGCCTAATAGCATGGCGGCGGCAATCGCTAGGATGTCCGGCCAGATCAACGAAACTGCCCAAGACATTGGCGCGTTTAATTCAGTGCTTGATGGCACCGGCAGCGCGGCCGATGTTGCCAGCCCTAGCCTCCGGGCAACTTTAGAACTGGTCGCAGAGCTTAACATTCCGCTTGAAACTCTCGCTGAAACCTTTGAGCGTTTGCGCACAGTAGCCGGGCTGATGGATGCAGCAATCGGATTGACCGGCGCGACCTTTGGCGAGACTCGGCAGGACGTGATCAGATTTGGTGTAGAACTGGCTGATGCGTTCGGCGGTGTTGATAAATTGGGCGCGGCCTTTAATCGCATTTTTGGGGCATTCTTTACAGAGACTCAACGGCTAGAAGTCGGGGTTCAGCAATCGACCGAACGCGCCATACAGCTTTTGGCCGATTTAGGGATTGAAGCCACCGACGCGCTATTGTCTCAAGCCGGATTCGGCGATCTGTTTCAATCACTGTTTGGGACGCTAGACCCAGCCGCAACCGCATTGCTGATTGAAGCCGGTGTTGAGATTGCCAGATTGATCGACCTTGAAGCTGATCTCGCGATTGCTCGCGGTGATGGCGGGGATAGCGCACAAGCGCTGATCGATGCTGAAAACGAGCTTAATTCAATCATGGCCAATACGCTCGCCATTCTGTCGCCATTCAGAGCCGAGTGGGCAGAACTAAGCCAGAGCCTAGCCGAAACTGAATTAAGAGCCAAGGCGCTGGGAGCCACTGAGCAGCAGTTGATTGCGATCCGAGCAGCAGCAGAAGTCCAGCAGCGGGCGTTTGTCGCCAGCCTTACCGAGTCGATCACTTCGTTAGTGTCAAACCTGTTCGGGGCTGGCACGCAGGCCGCGCAATCATTCGCAAATACAGCCAATTCTGTCGCCGGCGCTGCCAACAACTTCAGAGATCAGTGGTTAAGCGTCATTGATTCGATCAGCGATGCACTAGATAATCAATTACTAGGCACGTCCACGCTGACCGCAGAGGAGCGCCAGGCCGAATCAGTCAACCAATTCAATGCAGCACTAGCGGCAGCGCAGGGCGGTGATCTTGGAGCCGCTCAGAGCCTTGCTGGGCTGTTTAATCAGGCAATTCGTGAAGGCGCGTCATTCTTTGGTAGCACAACTACAGACTTTGCCGACCTTGAAGCCCAGCTACGCAGCGCGTTAGAAAATGCTGATCTGCCAATCCCGCCTGAATCACCAGATGTGCAAACGGCGATCAACACGGCAAACACCGCAGCCAGTACAGCATCCATTGAGATGTCGGCCTTTGAGCAGTTGCAGCAAGCCAGCCAGCTACTTGATCAGATCGGGCTATTGGCTGAAATTACAGGCCGTGCACCTTCGGACATTGGCGCTGAGTTCGGCATTCCAATTGCTGACCTGATCAACATTTTGACCGGCACAGTTCCAGATTTAACCGGCGATGCTTTGGCAGGCTACTTCGACAATCTGGTAGAGGAAACCAGCGCCCAATTAAACGAACTAGCTCAGCTTGAAATCACAGCTAATGATCAGTTGTTTGAACTTCGGACAATTTCAGACCTGCTGCGCGGGATTGAAATGCAAGGCTTTGCAGGCCCGGCACCGACCCCGCCCGGATTTGCTAATGGCGGCTGGGTGAATGGGCCTGGCACAATCATGGCCGGTGAGCATGGCAGAGAGTTGGTACTGCCTAATCAGGTCAGCGAGTTTTTCGCACGGTCTGGAATACCCGTCAACTCAGCCACCAGCAGCGCGGCAGTTGAGGCCAAGCTCGATGCGGTGATCGACGCGCTAATCAACGGCAATTCAATCAGCCTACAACAGTTGAGCGAAACACAGCAGACCGGCAACAAACTGTCGGACAAGCTAGGCCAGATCAACATCGAGCAGAAAAAGTCCGGCGTGAAAGGCAAGCCAACATTGAGCCGCGCATGAATCTCGCTAACCTACAGCTGGTGACGGACATGATCAAGATTTTCGGCATTGGGCTGCTGTGCATATTTGTCGGCGTGATGATCATTCGATTTTGGGACGGCAGACGATGACTGACACTGTAATCATTGCAGCAGTTGGCGAGTATTCTGACGGCCTGACCATACGCAAGATCGGCGTAAGCAACCGCGCCTATCACGACCCCGCCCTAGCCAGTCAAATCGACAGCGGCGTATTTTTCCCAATCATCGACCCAAGCGCTGACCTTTCATGGTCTGAGTCAATCCGCTTCCAGCCGCAGGGCGGCAGCACGTCCGTGCAAGTCTCTGACCTTCCCCTAATAAATGCTGAGTCTGATTTTGATGACTGGTCGCGCTTCACCGTGTCCGGCCTTCGCTGGACGTTAAAGCGCGGGCGGCCAGATCAGTCGTGGGATGAGTTCGAGACGATCTTTGATGCAGTCGGAGCCGGTGCGCCAGAGTTTCAAGGCCGCACGCGCATGACGATCAAGCTGCGCGACCGATTCGCACCGCTTGAACAGCCCGTAAGCCAGACCGTATTTGATACCGATGTACCAAACGAGCGTTATATCAACAAGCTTCGCCCGCTGGTATTTGGTGACGTGTTCCAAGTCAATGCCGATGTGGTCGACCCGTATTTCTTCAGAGTGTTTGCGGCTGAAAATCTGGCCGTAATCCGGCGCGTGGCTGAAGGCGGCCGACCGACTACCGGCTGGACTGATGTTGAATTCGGCTACCAGATCACTCAATCGTCATTCGGAAACACCCTGCAAATTACGTCCGACATGGGCGGCCCACCGAAACCTGATACGGAATTGCGGGATCTTCTGGCTGATATTGGCGGGTTCAACGCATGGACAGCCGACAACCCTGACGGCTGGACGGTAGTAGAAACCCCACCGGATAGCGAGATTGAAGAAGATGCCGTCAACGGCGGTGCGTTGATCACCTCGGAATTGGGCAGCAGCACCGGTGGCGAAGATTTAAGCGCCGGCGCAGTGGCCGTAACGCCGCCCAGCATCGGGCGCAGCGTAACCGGCGCAGACCCAGCCAATATTGAAGACGATGATGCGAACAAGATCGTCGTTTCAGTCGGCGGCGCAAGCCTAAGCAGCCAGCGCTTAACCCTGACTAATTTCGGTGCCGATATCGGCGTTTCAGCCGACATCACCGGCTTCACCGTTGGTGTGCGAGCGCAAAAGGGCGGGGCAGGAACGGGTGCAATCCGGTTCAGCGAGGTTCGCTTATTGCTGCCGAATGGATCTGTTACAGCCGATAAATCAGCATCCAGAGCCGTAAGCGGCACTAAAACGCTTGAGGAATTCGGCGGCGCTTTGGATACATGGGGCTTGACACCAACGCCCGGCTTAGTCAATACCGAAGGGCTTGGTATCCGGCTGGCATTCACTACGGCCGCAACAGGCAGCTTCCCGGTCACGGCTGAGATATTTCAAGTAATCCTGACAATCCACACTGGTGACGGCGGCGAAACGCTCAAACTGTACGTTGATTTGTCGATGGTTCAAGGTGACCGATACCGAATCAGAATTGAGCATGATGATCTAGCCGCTGACCCGTCCGAAACAATCAGCGCGAAATGGGCGGGCGTTGAAACCACGTCAAGCCCAATCCCTGATCTTGTCCGGGTGCCAGGCAGCACCGGCGCGATTGGTGCCGAGTCTTTGAACCTTGGCGACCCGAATGTACTAACTACCGGCGAAATCGTCGGAACGGGCGTGCTGGAGGGTGAGTTCATCGCAGACGATGCGGTCTTAGGCATCGAGTTCTTTATTAAATCCGGCCAGACCGGAACGCAGCGAATCACACGCATCGGGCTAGATGAAATCAGCATCAGCATTAACCGATATCAGGATTTGGTCAGAGCCTTGGCCGTTGACGCTGGCTTTGATGTTGATGTAGGTATTGACAACGACAACTTTGCAGCCATTGCCGTAGCCACCGGCAACCCGCCGCTAGGCTGGTACGTGCGGAACCAGACCAGCCGTGACCAACTGATCACGCTATTCAGCCACAGCCTAGCCAGTGCCTCATGGGGCGGCATTGATGGCAAATTACACGCGGCCATGCTAGTGCTGCCGTCACAGCCTAAAGGCGAATTTCTACGCATCGGCCCCGAGCGCAACATGGGCGAATCAATCAGCGTGCAGGACGAGGCTGGTGATTTGCGTGATCGCGTGGTAGCCGCTCAAAATGTCGACCCAATCCGAGAGGCTGAAACCGCAGGAATCACCGAAACATGGCCGGAAACTGAACGCCAGAAAGTTATTGCAGATTGGCGTATAACAGAGCGGGCCGATTTTGATCAGATTGCGGCGGGTACTGTTTGGCCGATTGTTCCGCCAGCGCCAGCAGTGGTAAGCGTTGCGCCCGATTCTGGTGTGCCTGCGGGCGGTGATTCGTTAACAATCACAATCGCTAATTTTGAGGATGATACAGGCGGGTCAGCGACAATCGGCGGGGTGGCAGTGACCAGCTTTGTCCGGGTGGATTCTACAACCATTACTTGTGACTCGCCAGCCGGAACCGAAGGAACTACTGTTGATGTTGTGGTAACGGTTGGTGCTCAAAGTGGAGCGCTGGTGGGTGGGTTTACGTATGCAGCGCCGTCAACCACTGCCCTAGCCTTCGGAACATCCGCAATCTACGTGCTGTCTTTTGATAGCGCTGGCGTCGAGCTAACATCGACCCGCACGATTGATTCAGCAGACGACTTCATAATCAGAGCAGAAGGGCCGGGCGCACTCGCACCGGGCAACCAGCGCGTGTACTTCCAAGGCAGCCGGTCAGGGCCACGATACCTTTGCTATGCCGATATTGAAGATGGTGTAATCGGCAGTATTGAGCAGTTTTCAACGGGCAACCAATACAACCGCCTTAATGCAATTGCCTTTACGGCAGATGGGCTGCGGATGCTTACCGCTCATGCCAATAACTTTTCAAACGATAACAATGTTTATCTATGGGATGTATCTGGCGATTCGCCAACCCTGCTAGATTCATACAGCGCCGTTTCAACCACCGCCACTATAGGAACCTGCGCTCATGTTGGCGGCAATCGGTTTGTTGTTGCGTCCAATACTGCGACCGGCCAAGAATTAATAGACATTACGGGCGACACGATCACCGAAATCGCAGCGCCCGGTATTGATGAGGGCAGCGGCGGCACGTATGCAGCCTTTTTAACGCCAGTCTCGCCGAATCGGTTTGTTTCCGTTTTTAGCACACTGAGACGGCTTGTCTCAGTCGCTAACGATGAATTTGAAAGTATTGCAGTCCTCTCAGGCGCAAGCGGCAGCGGTTTGAAGGCAAGTAATAACTATGTTTGGCAAAACAAAAGACTTGCACAAGTGGTTGGCGACACGGTGGTAGCGGTTGATACCTTTACCGGCAGGCTTAAAACGTGGGTCGATCCAGCGTTAAGCCTTGACGGCACCCTTGCGCTGTTTATCTCGCAGGTTCCCAATGATCGAGCGGTGCTCTACCAACTGACCGGAAGCACGGTTAGCCAGATTAATACGCTTGATGTGGCGACGGAAATACTGCATTTTGCTGGTGAGTTCCTGCCGCAATGACTGAATTGTTTATGTTGAACGGCTCTGGCGTTAAAACGTCGGCTGTCAGTTTCGAGTATGTTGATTCAGGTGCGACAGGAACTAGAGAATATACATCGTCGCTAGGCTTCAATATGGCCGGCTTACTGTTGGAGATATTCTAATGTCAACCACTGCCCTAGCCTTCGGAACATCCGCAATCTACGTGCTGTCTTTTGATAGCGCTGGCGTCGAGCTAACATCGACCCGCACGATTGATTCAGCAGACGACTTCATAATCAGAGCAGAAGGGCCGGGCGCACTCGCACCGGGCAACCAGCGCGTGTACTTCCAAGGCAGCCGGTCAGGGCCACGATACCTTTGCTATGCCGATATTGAAGATGGTGTAATCGGCAGTATTGAGCAGTTTTCAACGGGCAACCAATACAACCGCCTTAATGCAATTGCCTTTACGGCAGATGGGCTGCGGATGCTTACCGCTCATGCCAATAACTTTTCAAACGATAACAATGTTTATCTATGGGATGTATCTGGCGATTCGCCAACCCTGCTAGATTCATACAGCGCCGTTTCAACCACCGCCACTATAGGAACCTGCGCTCATGTTGGCGGCAATCGGTTTGTTGTTGCGTCCAATACTGCGACCGGCCAAGAATTAATAGACATTACGGGCGACACGATCACCGAAATCGCAGCGCCCGGTATTGATGAGGGCAGCGGCGGCACGTATGCAGCCTTTTTAACGCCAGTCTCGCCGAATCGGTTTGTTTCCGTTTTTAGCACACTGAGACGGCTTGTCTCAGTCGCTAACGATGAATTTGAAAGTATTGCAGTCCTCTCAGGCGCAAGCGGCAGCGGTTTGAAGGCAAGTAATAACTATGTTTGGCAAAACAAAAGACTTGCACAAGTGGTTGGCGACACGGTGGTAGCGGTTGATACCTTTACCGGCAGGCTTAAAACGTGGGTCGATCCAGCGTTAAGCCTTGACGGCACCCTTGCGCTGTTTATCTCGCAGGTTCCCAATGATCGAGCGGTGCTCTACCAACTGACCGGAAGCACGGTTAGCCAGATTGATACGCTTGATGTGGCGACGGAAATACTGCATTTTGCTGGTGAGTTCCTGCCGCTTAGTGGATTGCCGCCCACACCCGCGCAAATCTTTCAAAACACCTTTGCCGAAGTATCAGGCCGTGACCCATTGCCGACCGCTCTGAACCAGCGCACACCGGCTAGAAGCTTGGCAAATTACAACATCAGCATGTATCTGTTTAACCCGCAGATCATCCGCAAGCCGGTTCAGATCGAGCTAGGTGAGCTCCATTTGACCAACCCAGCGCCGGACGGTGATGACATTGCCCGATTGATGTGGTTTGACGCTGATGACCGTGACCCGCATTTTGTAATAGGGCGGTGGGCGCAGGTGATCGGTCGATCTGGCACCGCAGACCCTGGCACCGTAGAGCTAGAACTTAGAATCTGCGACAACCCTGAATCATTCATCCCGCCGAGTTAAAAACATGAGCTCAGTATTCGCGTATAACAACCGCTTTCACGTAACCGCACAAAAGCCAGTAACGTTTACCGCAACCGCCGGCAGCTTCAACGCAGCGCAACCAATGGCAAACCTTGGCCGAATGCAGTTGCCGCTATTTGTCGAGTTCACCGGCGCAGATGCCGAGTTCACAGCTGCGGCAATTCTGGCCGGAAGCGACCCAGCTAGTGCCGAAACCTTCAGCGCAGACACGTTCGCAATCGCCGGCCTGCAAAACTTCCCCGATGATACTGAAATCGAATTCTTAAACGGCGTAACATCACTCGGCACTGTGACCTACACCCCAGCGCCCATAGGCGGCCAGCACGCCATTCTAGTGCTAGATACGCCGGTCAGCCTAGATACGCTCACAGTGTCGATTACAGCTTCAGGAACGGGCACTAAGAGAATCGGGGCAGCGTGGGCAAGTTTGAGCAATCGAACAAGCCCTGGATTGGAGATGGCGTTCAATCCGCAAGATACCGGCTCGGTTAGCTCCAGCCAAGGCGGTACAGATTGGGCGTTCGGTGGCGCATCGCGAATACAAACGCCGATCAGAATGCGAACGACTGAAAAAATAGCACTCTGGGAAGCGATCATAAAAAGCGGCACGACAAGCCCGGTACTTTATCGGCTGCGCGAGCGTGCGGAAACGGATGAGTTCTTTCAGGCTTACGGGCTGATTCAGCCTGGATGGTCGATGCAGCACGTGGCCAATGGGATTTACGACTTTTCGATGCAGATTAAAGAATCGTTGTAATGTCTATTTTTTCAAAATCAATAGTCAGTTCTGAAATCGACTCATTGACTTGCATCATTAGATGGTGTCTTTTCTCACACCAACTGCAAGCGAAAACCGCTCTCGGCTCCGGTTCGTTGTATACATAATATGTAACAGTGTGGTTTGTGTCGGAACACTCCGGACATTTTGAACCGGATAGAAAGTTGACCGAATCAATTGCGGCTTTATAAAATTCCCTAAGCTGCGTTGCATCAATGATTATACGTACTTGTTCTGTTTGATTATTCATTTCAAGAGTACCATTCAGGATTAGCAGGATAGAAACCGACCGCAAAACTGCCGTCTGCAATACCTTTGTTAATTTCGTCGGTCAGCCTGTCTTTGTCAATCTGTTGAAATTCCCAAGTAATAAAGTCCACTTCCGTTGTGTCTAACATTTCATCAGATCGGGTCCAGTGCATAATTGCAAGGTCTAAGTACCTTTCGATTATTTGCTGCGATATGTTGTCACGACTAGCCAGTGATCGATCGGCATCAATGGCTGATGTGTTTATTGGAATTCCATTCCGCTCAAAGAATCCAGCCACCGGGTCTGGTAATTCGGTAAGGGCGGTTTGAACCCGTTGTTCACCAGTAACAAATTCTTGAAATAGTTGCTCAAATCCCCGCCCGTTTTTTTCGGCTGGTTCGTCGTAAAAAATCACCTGCGGTTTGTTTGGATCGGAATACGTGTACCATTTAACTTTAGCCATTGCTTTATCCTTCATCGTAAAAAATCCCCGGCGCGTGGCCGGGGCAGGGAAGCATGGCACGGAGTGGGGCCAGGCTTCAGGGAGTGGGGCCGTTATCACTTCACCGCACGGCTAACACGGCAACAAAGGCAGAGAAGTAGGGACTGCCTCGAAGCTAGCGCCGCAGCGCATGGGATCGCGGCGCATAGGTTATTTTACATCTTTTGGAAGGTCTAGTCGGATGTCAATGCGCTGAATCCTTTCGATGATTTTTCCCGCAGCTCTAGCGTTTTTTTTAAAACATTCAGAAACTTGCGATGACTCTCTTTCATTTTCTTTATTTAGGTCGCCTGCTGGTATGTTTGGATGGTCTGGTAACATCACAGCTTCAAGCCTTTCACTTAAACAATGAATAAGTATAAGCGCACGGTCTAGCTCATTTTGTGATTTTCCGAACTCGAAAAAAATGCTTTCATCGTCGAGCACACACGGGGAACACTGGTTCATTTCTTCGTTCATGTCAATTTTCCTTTTGATGTTTTAGAAGTTAATCCCGCAACTTCAAAACGGTATGTCGTCACCCTCAGTGGCAGAAGGATTATCGCGGCCGCTTCCACCTGTTGGCGACTGACCCTGCTGCTTGTCTCTAGGCTCAAACAGGCTAACAATTAAGTTTGATCGATTATCAAGATTCGGCACGCCAGCCGGGTTAAACGTCCGGTCTAGTAGCAAGTATGGGCCGTTCGGACCTTCTAGCACAGCGCCCACGTTCAAATACCGCGATTTAGTTTCCCCGTTCGATTGGTATTCGCCGACTTTAACGGATACATCGTATTTCTTATTTGTCATTTTATATCCTCAAGTAAGCCCATTCCAATTCTTGCGGACCGCCGATCATTCTCAATATCGCTTAAAGCAGAGTTCACAATTTGTGCTATGCCTTTTTTACTCCTAAACTCCCAATAAGCGCAGTTAGATTCATTCATCGCCTCAATGTCAGCCACAAGAGATGATCTTTCATCATCGCTCAAAGACTTGATATATTTTTCGATATTAAAAACAGCCAAGCCGATTACGGACGTTATTTGTTTGCCTCTTTTGGTTCTCTGGTTACTCATTTTCTAATCCTTTATTTGATTCGTGCTTAATTGCCCAAGAATTTTTCTATTGCTTGATTAAGTGCATTGCCTGTAGTGCCTTTAAGCTCGACGCCAGCAGTCAAACCGTCCACGTATCCGCGCTGATATTCAGTTAATGCCACGTTCGTTCTGGCTGGCGTAGCGGCTTCCGGTTCGGTCTGTAGCTATGACTTTTCCCTCGACTTCAATGTTTAGTGATGGTAATTTATTCTCCATTTTCATTCTCAGGTTTCAATTGTTAAATATCCCAGCTCAATCAGGCGCTCACGCTTTTTATCCAGATTTGCAATAAACGCCTGCATTTCTTTTTCTAAGCACTTGATGAAATCATTATCACGCTCGACTGTGATCAAAAATTCAGGCATTCCAGGGCAGTACGACAAGAAGTCCGACCGCTGCCGACCGCAGACCCAAAGCTGACCTTGCACTTGCGGAACGTATGCCGCCGGAAGCTTACCGGCCAGCAGGTAGCCTACGTGCGTCGACGGCTTCG